AACCAGCGGATGCGAACCAAGGGAATGAGATGTTATCTGTTAAAGCGATGTTTCTCATTACATCATAAGTAGGTGGTAACCATACTCTTGTATTGTTTTCTTGGTCATTGTACTGTACCCATGGGTAGTAAGTTGCGGTATAGTTAGAATCTATTCCTGTAAGGTCTAAGTTATCTACTGCTTCTGTAGGTTGGATTATGTTTGCTGCTACGGTAGCACCTGGTGCAAATAAGTTGTAATCAGGTGTTGTTGTAACATACAATGAATCTGCTCTTTCAGTTTCTATCATGTCAATAGTTTCCTCTACAAGATTACTATTATCTACATAGTTAATACCTGGTGTAGCAAATACATTCACATTAACAGCTTCAGGGTTTCTAAATGTTCTTATACCGAAGTAGTAAGCGTAATAGTCAGTTGTTGCAAAGAACCCAGATTCACCCCAAGGAGTAGAACCAAGTAATTTAAACGAACCGTCCCCAGTAGCGTTCGGATACGTGGTTGAGGTACACGCCCCATTTAAGAACCCAGATTTACCTCTAATATAAGAGTCTCCATTACTTCTAGATTTTCTGTAGATGTCCCAACCATCAAAACCACCGTAAGGTGCGATTGTGAACTTTCTAGACTGTAAAGTATAGTATGGGTCTTGAGGATTAGTAGGCTCTGCTCTAAACGATGTTGCTCCTACCGCGAATTGATTTTCACTTGTAGTTCCAGTACCACAATTTTTACATTGGGTAGTTACACAAAGTTCTCCTAAAGTGTTAGTACATGTAGCTCCTGAATCCATGTGGAATCCTGGAGTTAAACAATTCCATTCATCACCATCTAAATCAGTACATTTAGCTGTTGGTGCTTGTTTTCCTTTATACTGGAAGAAGTCATCATCATAAGCGGATGCCGCTGTGTCTGAAATACCTAAGTAAACTCTTCTTATTTTATCACCAACACTAATTGTTTCATTATCTACACCTGCACTTATTGCGAAAGGTGGATTCCAAACAACCTCTCCTGGAGTGTTGTAATGTGTTTTATAGTATAACGTTGGACTTTGTTGTCCTTGATATTCTCTAGTTGTGTATCCCTCAAACCCACAAGGTACTGCGTCATGTCTGTTAACGTCTGACTCTTGTTCTGGGTCGATATCTACCATTATATATCTACTCTTAAGTTCATATTCACCATTTGCTGTTCCAACCTTAACACCAACGAAAGAATTTTCGTTAGGATTCATACTACATCTTGTAAATCTTTCTAAGACTACAGGTGAAGCATCTGTATCATAATAGTTTCTAACTAGGATGTCAAACTCATTTCTTTCAAAAGAAATATTAACAATCGAAATCTTAATTGCTGTGTTTGCAGCGTTTCCGTCAGCGATTGAAACGAATCTAAATAATTTATAAACTTTAGTACCTCTTAATTCAGAAACTAAGAAAGGTGTTACTGGTGTTTGCCATTGTTCTTGGTAGAAACCAATGGTTCCAGTATTTGTAGCTGCTCTAAAAGAAGGTAAATCTAATAGAGTACAATTTAATCCTTTTATGTATCCTTTTTTGTAAGCGTATGATAACATATTTGGGTAAGCTTCCTCAACGAAAACAGGTACCGTAGACATATCTTTATCAAAAGGAGCGGCACCGAACACACGTTTCAAATAATCTTTAGACGTTGGTGACATAGAAGTTTCAAATCTAAAAGTAGAACCTTCTTTATTTGTAACATCTAACCCAAAAGTAGCGAATGGGTTTGTGTTAACATCCCCAAAAGTAGAACCAGTACAAACCATTTGTACATCAGTACCACCTGTTACCTCATAAACGGGTCCACCTGAAGTTTGTGTACTCACACCTCTAGAACGTAAAGTAGCTACAATTAAATCATCGTAGTTACAGTAAGTTGAACCAGTAAAGTAAGTTACACTAAATCTACTCACACCCGAATAAGATGTGGTTGCTGCTGATGTACTAGTATCTACAATGTCAGTTGGGTTAATCCCAACACTTAAAGAGAAACCAGTATATGAATCGGTATTAGGTATAATATTAAAGAAACTATATAACCAAGGGTCATTAATGTCATCACAGAAATTTGGACTACAACTACCACCTAATATAGAAGTGGATGTTGCTGCACTCATTTCGTTTTGGTAAGTTGTTACGAAAGCACTACCGTTCCATTCTGGGAAAGCCCCGTTAACCAAAGTGTTACCTTCTGATTCATCCCCATCATAAGGACAACCAAAAACACTTTCTGTTGGTGTACCAGTTAAACTTAAGTAACATGGTGTGCTTCCTGTCGCACATAAACCAGATGGTCCCCAAGGATGGAAGAAACTAGAAGCTGCTGTATTTAACAACGAGTTAATTTCTGCCTCCACAGTAGTTGTACTACCGTCTGTTTTTGTTATAGTATTATTAAGAACACTTTGAATTGGGTTTGGTAATAATGCTGTTGGTGAAGCGGTTAAAGTACTATTACCATAAGATGTTCCTGCTGAGAAGAAAACCTCTACGGTTCCAGTTTCTACATTAGCTGTTGACCCAGTCGCGGACCAGTCAGTATTAATATTACAAGTACTTCCACTCCAGGTAACATTCGAAGAAACATCTAAACATTGTGTTCTTATTGTTTCACAGTCAACGTTACCCACTGTGCTTATAGACCAAGATGGTCCCGCGTCATATCCAGAATAACCTAATACTCTTGTTACGAAGAGTTGATTAGATTGTTGTAGATACGCTTTCGCGATATATGATAATTCGTACTTAGGTATTTGAGTCTCTGTAAATTTTTCAGGACTTAAACTACCAAAGTAGGTTTGGAACTCTCCATAAGAGCTAATAAAGATTGGTTCAAAAGCTGGACCTTGTAAGGTCTCTCCAGCTAAACCTAAAGTTGTAACCCCCACACTCTGAGCTACAAAACTTAAATCTTTTTCCGAAGTATACACACCTGGTGATACAAAAACTTTTCCGTCTGATGCCATTTTAAATATTTTTTTCTTTAATCAGTTATTTTATTCTATTAATAAATATTAAGTTTAAACCCAAAAGATAGACACTATTTTGAGTATGGTTAGGTTGTGTATGAAAAAAATCATACTTTTTTCATACTTATGGGTATGGAAGACGTTAGAAAGATAAAAAACATTAAAATAGATACCAGGGTTCACAAACTACTAAAGGACTATTGTCAAAAAAACGGATTAAAAATGTTTCACTTTGTAGAAAAATTAATTAAAGAAAAGTGTTCCCCCAAAAAAGACATTTACGGAGACCTTTAAATAAATTTTGTTTCTAAAGTTATTGTTTGTGGTTGAGACACGTCTATTGGGGTTAGAGTAAATACTAAACTTTGACCTTTAGAAATATAGTAAGTTGTAAATTCGTCACTAACCAAATCGGAGACTCCGTCAATTTCAATACTTACTTCATAGTTATCGTTATTAATAGTATCAATAACCTCAATATTAGCGTCAAATTCAAACGGAACAGTAAGACCAACTGACCCAGCATCTACAGTAAATGTTTCTCTAAAAATACTTTCTGGATTATCTTTGGTGGGTGACATAGGTTTTTTACGTGTCTTAGTGTCCACTTCAAACATAAGTAATTTTCTAGTTACAGCTGGCGTTACTTCGAATTCTTCCTCATCTATAAGAAACCCTTGTAATTGTAGTTGGTAATTTTGTGTGTAAAATTTTCTTTTTTCATTATCACTAATTTGACTTTCATCACTTAAAGAATTTAAAATTATAGGGATGTAGTGACCTTTTACAAAAGTATAAGCTTGTCTAGAAGTAAAAGTTTGCATCATTATTTTGTTAAACCTATTTAACTCTCTCATTCTATTACAAACTATTTTTAAATCGTATATGATATCTACGGGAACAGGTTGTGGTATTTTGTATATATCCATACCTTTTCTTTGACCGTCCCAAGTCGGTACTTTTGCATAGTGAAAAGTTCTCCTATCTGGAATGGTATATGTTAAAGCGGGATTACTACCATACTGTACCGCTGGGTCTCTAACAGCAACTAGAAAAGGAATTTCTGGATTTAAATCTTTATCACTAAAAGACCACGTCTCCGTAAACTCACCCCACCTTTGTAATGTTAATATTTGTTCTACGAATGATATAGGTTTTCCATTGATAGAAAAAACTAATCTATCCTTAACAAAATCTAACAAACCTAAATCTAAATCAGCATGTAAAACACTTTTAGGTAAAAATGTGCCGTCTTCACTTATAAATTCAGCTAACTGTTTCCTCCGTTTAGGAACTGAAACCCCATCATAACCAGAAGGGTAATGGGGTTGGTTCCTTACCACAGGATACATATTTAGTGTTTTTTTAATTTTTTTATTTATTTTCCCCATATTAAATTCCGTTAAATTCGTTTTCACTAACTGGCACACACGTTATTGTCCTATAAAACGACTTATACCCCAATATGGTGTGTGCGTTATCTCCCGCTACCCTACCATCATTGGCTACTGTAAAGTATCTAGTAAAATCTTCAGTTTCGGGGTAACCTATGTAATCACCATATTTTATATCTACCCCCAACTGTTCCAGTTCCTTTTTATAAACACTAATAGTTAAATTACCACTTTCTAAATAACGCATCAAACCGTTAGCGTAACTATCATTAGTTGGCCCTGATATATTAACTAAAGCTTTAAATTCTACAGGTGGAAAAAACCTAATTTCTTCTGGTGCTGCTTCAGAATACACATTATCTACTTTGGATTTACTTCTATCCACACTATATAGAACAAGTGTAAAATTTAAATTACCGTGAAGATATTCCATCCCCATAGACTCTTGTAAACGAAAATCTTCGTCAGCAAAAAACTTATTTACTCTAGTTATTGGTACTCTTTTTTTAGACATAGTTAATCTTTGTTATTTATAAATATCTAGTTTTGCTTTATATTTAGGTACCATAATTATGATATTTTGGAAATAAGAATACCAGAAAAAGAAGCTTTAGATATTCTCTCCACCTATAGTGGAGCAAATAATTATGTCTTAGAATTAAAAGAAAAGACAAAAAGTAAATATTATAAGCTTAGTAGAACACAAGTAGATTACATAATATCTCACAAAAATATTGTACCTAAGATAGCTCGTAAATTTGTTGAGATTGACCCCTATCTTTCTGAACAATTACAAGAAGACCGTATATTACCCACACCCCCTAAAAAAATATGGGTAGAAAAAATATTAGTAGAAAGTGAAAAGGCTTATCACATATGGGGGAAAGTTATAGAGGCTGACAATCTACACTCTTTTTGGGTACCTAAATCACAAATAGTACCCAAACAGAAACAGAAAGATTTAAAAATAGATTATAGTCCTTTTTCACATAGACCACCTATGGAACACCAAATACCAGCTATAGAATCGTTACTTAAAAATGATATGTATATATTAGCGGATGATATGGGTTTAGGTAAAACTACTTCTGCTGTCATTGCTAGTATAGTAGAAAATAATAAACGTACTTTAATAGTGTGCCCAGCTTCTTTAAAAATTAACTGGAAAAGAGAGATTGAAAATTACACAGATGAAGAGGTAGTTATCGTAGAAGGTAAAAAATGGAAAGAAGGTAAATTCATTATAATCAACTATGATATACTTAAAAATTTCCATTCGTTTAAAGATAATAGTGTAAGAACTTTACTAGACTCTGGAATAGAAAGGATAATAATAGATGAGGCTCATTATATTTCTAATCCTAAAGCACAAAGAACTAAAATAATTAATCAAATAGCTAATAAATTAGGTAAAGTCTGGTTACTTACAGGAACACCTATGACATCTAGACCTATTAATTATTATAATTTATTAAAGTTAGTGAATAGTAGAGTAGCTAGCAACTGGATTACTTATGTTAGTAGATATTGTGAAGGTAGACAATTTAGGGGTCCTAATGGTAGAAAAATATGGAATGTTAATGGAGCATCTAATCTAGAAGAACTTAGAGATAGAACACAAGACAAAATTATACGAAGATTAAAAGAAGAGGTTCTGGACCTACCCGATAAAATTATAACCCCAATATACCTGGAATTAACATCTTCAGAATACGAAAAAGAAATGGGTGAGTACTTATCGTGGTCTGATGAAAACCAAAATGAAAGTATTACAATACATTTAGCTAAACTTACAAAAGTTAGACAAATTATAGCTTCAGATAAGATTACACACACAAGACAATTAATTAATGACATTTTAGAACAAGATAAAAAAGTTATTGTTTTTACTAATTTTACAGCTCCGTTAATGGAATTACATTCACACTACCCCAAAAACTCTGTAATTTTAAATGGACAAATGTCTAAGGAAGATAGACAAAAATCTGTGGACGAGTTCCAAAATAACCCAAAAATTAAAATTTTCATTTCCAACTTAAAAGCGGGAGGTGTTGGGATTACACTAACATCTGCAGAAGCTGTAATAATGAATGATTTAAGTTTTGTGCCTTCCGACCATTCACAAGCTGAAGATAGAGCTTTTAGAATAGGTCAGAAAAAAAATGTGTCCTGCTTTTACCCAACATTTGATAACACTATTGAAAGGGTCATATATAATATTTTACAAAAAAAGAAAAATGTTATAGACACTGTAATGGGTGACATTTCTATTGAACCTGAGCTAGATATTATGCAAGAATTATTTAATGAATTACATAATACATGAAACTATCGTAGTTAGTAATATTTATAGTTAAAAGATTATGCCAAGTAACATTAGTATTTTAGACAAACAGAGACTTTATACTCAACTAAGACATCAATTAGGAGCACCTATAGTTGGTGTTGAGTTAGAAGATGATATGTTAGATTCTTTATTGGATATAGCTATCCAAGACTATGCTATGTATGTAAATGACTGGTTAATTGAAAATCAATGGGCGTCCTTGGATGGAATTAATGTGGATGAAGCAGATTTAGCGAGAGCTTATACTACCAGAAGTCTTGACTGGGAAAGTTCATTTACATACGCTTATTCGAAAATTGTAGGTTTACAAACAATGGGACCATGGATTTTAAAAAAGGACTATGTTGAACTAGTCACCAACCAACAGATATACCAAATACCAGCAGGTAGAGAAATAAATGAAATAATGTGGTATAATCGTCCAGAGTTGAATGAAATGTTAGTCGACCCTTTCTTAGGTGGTTTTGGAGGATTTGGGGGTATCGGCATGGGAGGAGCTGGTGGTTTCGCTCAGATGGGAATTGTGGGTTCTTACTATATGATGCCTGCTTACGATATCCTACTAAGAATGCAAGACCGAAACATTAAAAATAGACTTATAGGTTCTGATTTAACTTATCGTGTCACCGCGGGACCAGAAGGTACTAGATACCTACATTTATATAATGTTCCTGGAGGTAGATTTGATTTTGGTAATTCTGAAATAAACGGAGCAAGAGTCTGGTACTGGTATTATGATGTTAATCCAGATAACGTAAACGATTGTTTAGCTGAAAATAAAGATATTATTAGAGTACCATCCGACGCCCCTATAAGTGATATAGAGTGGATTGATTTAAACTCACCAGCCAGAGCTTGG